TGCAGCGCGGTGGCCCCACCGGCGACCATCGCGGCGTCCAGCGCCCAGTTGCCGTACTGCTTACCGGTCGGCATCAGCAGCTTGATCGGGACCTTGGTCTTCTTGGCCGGACCGGGGTCCGACTGCTTGACCGCCGTGTTGATGGCCTGACGCAGTTTGACCTCGTTCGGGGTGCGCTTGCGGGCCTGGGAGGCGGCAATCCGCTCCTGGATCTCCTCGGGGGTCAGTCCCTTGCGGATCCGCCCGTCCACATAGGCGTCCAGGAAGGCGTTCTGCTTCTCTCGTGGCATGTCATTCCAGCCCGGAGCGCGACGGGCCGAGTTCAACACCTTCGCTTTGCGCTGCATCCGTCGCCCTGAGGGTGACACCGAGTAGCCAAGCCCGCCCACACCGGCAGCGATGCCCGCACCGGCGGCGATCTTCTTGGGCATGCTCAGCGCCTTGCCCACCTCTTTGTCGCCTCTGCGCAGAGAAGATCCGACCATGCCCAAACGTCCGGTCATCCCAGGCTCCCTCGAACGCTTGTGGTCTTGAATCCGGTGCTGGTGCGAGTCTTACGCAAGAAGCCCGCCCGCATGGTCGGGGCGCGCCGCACCACCCGACCTGTAGCACCCAGGTAGGCCTTGCGGACCTTGGCCGAGGCCTCCTTGTGCTGGATGTCGGCGTACTTGAACGCGTTGATCCCACCGGTGCCCGCCCCGATGGTCAGCATCGGAACCGGCAGCTTGCCGATGTGCCCGCGGATCTTCGCCGAGCGGGCGTGCGGGATCTTGGAGCCGACCGTGGCACCCAGAGCGCCCAGCCCGGTCACCCCGCCGGCCATCGACAGGGCCGCGGACTGCTCCTTCTGCCGGCGCAGACGCACCTGCTCGCGCGGGGTCAGCACCTTCAACGGCTCACCCTTGGCCACCCGGGTGCCATGTCTGGCGCCCTGGTTGGATGTGGACCGCTTGGCCTTGAGCTTGTCCTCCAGGTGCAGCGCATGACCATACCCACCCTGGGACCCGGCCACCCCGCCGAGGCCGCCCAGGACGAACCCGCCCACCGCGGCAGCCTTGCCATGGCCGATCAGCGGCTTGGCGGCACGCTGGACCAGCTTGGGTGCCTTGGGGTTGGTCGCGGTCCGCTCGAGCAGGCCCGGGCCCTTACTGGCTGGTTTCATCCCCACCGCCGAGCGGACCTTGTCCTTGCCGGTGTCCATCGCGTCGTTGACCTTGGCGGTTCCGGCAGCGAAGTGCTTGGAGCGTCTGGCAAGCGCGGCCGCGCCGTAGGCTCCGGCAATGGTCCCGGCGGTTCCTCCGGCCTGCCCGCCGCCGTAGGTCAGCGCCGCGGTCTTCTTGCGCAGCTCTGGTGGGGCCATCCGCGCGGCCTGGGCGGCCTGGGCCACGTCAGCCACGAACGGCAGCCCGGTCACCGAAGCGACCCGGGCCCGCTTCTGGGCATGGGACATGTCCTGGCCGTAGTACTTGGCCACGAACTGGGAGGCCAGCGCGCCCGGGTTGTTGGCCAGCCCGCGCAGACCGGTGGCGACCAGCTTGCCGCGACGCTTGCGCTCGATCCGCTCGGCAGCCGAGACCAAGGTGGTGTTGACCCTGGCCGCGGCCCCCTCGCCGCGCTTGTGCACCGGCACGATCTGCTCGCGGGCCCGCCTCTGGTCAGCGCCACGAGAGGCCCGGGCCTCCACCTGGGTAGAAGCACTGGACGGGCGCTTGGGAACGGTCTTGACCCGGCGCACCCCGGTCGGGGTGGACTCGTACTTGCCGGCAGTGACCCGGTTCATCACCTTGGACTGCACCGGCAGGGTCAGCGCACCAGCGGTGGTCGCGGTCATCAACGCGGCCGCAGCCCTGCCCGCGCCGGGGATCTTGGTCCGACCCAGCAGCCGGTGTGCGCCGCCGCCGGTCAGTGAACCGACCGCCGCACCGCCCAGGTAGTTGCCGACCATCAGCTTGGCCGGCGGGGCGTCCTTGGTCTTGGCCTTCAGCTGGGCGTTGGAGCGGACAAACGACTCGTTGACCGAGTCGACCCCCTCACCGATGAAGGAGCGCCGCTTGGTCTCAGCCTTGGCCACCGGCCGCTTGTTGACCACCGGGGTGTTGGCGGTGGCCAGCTCGTTGATCGAGTGCACCGCACCAGGAGTGGCCACCGTGCCCAGTGCCAGCCCGGCGCCGTAGAAGCGCCTCCCCTTGGTGCCCTCCTTGAGCATCTTGAGCTCCTGGAAGAACGGCGGGCGCTTCATCTTCTTGGGGTAGGCCCGGTTCAGCCCGGTGTGGCGCAGTGCGGCCGCGGTTCCGACCCCGGACAGGCCAACCACCGAGCCGGCTGCCTCACGGCGGGTCTGGTCATCCATTGGCGTCAGCAACGGCGGCATAGGACAGCGCGACCCGCTGCAGGGAAGTCAGCGTGGGCTGGTGGTGCTCGGCGGCGTGCAGCTCGATCATCCCGGCCACCCACAGCGTGGCCGCCGAGAACAGCATCGCCCAGGCGGTGCCCACCGATGCGCCCATCACCTTGGCGGTCAGCTGGTACTGGTTGATCAGCAGCGCGGCGTCCTCGATGCTGTCGTTCTCCCGGGCGGTGACCACCCCCAGGACCACCGGCTTGGCCAGCGCGATCAGCGCGGCCTCCAGGTCGGGGTCACGCTCTGCTGTGCTCACTGGTCTCAGCCCTTCTTGGTCGGACGCTTGTTGACCTTGGCGGCCGGTTTGCTCCCAGACTTGGCGGAACTTGGCGCATTCTGGGAGGACGGAGCTGCCATGTCCCTTGCGTGGGTCTCCGCGGCCCGCTTCTCCCCGGCCGCACCGATGGCCAGCTGCTGCTTGCCCTGCGCGCCCTGCTGGTCGGCGGTGGCCTGGGAGGCCTGCATCTGCTGGGCCGCGGCCGCGGACTCCGGGGTGTGCTGACCCATCTGGGTCTGCTCCTCCTGAGCCAGCGCCATGGCCAGCTGGGAACGGCCGGCCAGGTAGCGGGTCTGGGCCTCGGCGAACCGGGCAGCCTCGTCCATCCGGGCCTCCTTGCGCTTGGAGGACATCTCGTCCTCGCCGAGCTCGGGCAGCCCCGCGGCGTGGCGCAGGTAACGCTCCATGTCCGCGTCCGGGCCCCAGTTGAAGCCCAGGCCTGCGGTGGCGGTCAGGAACTGGGACAGCTGGCCCAGGTCAGGGGCGTCCACGTTGCCCGGCTGGATGGTCGGCAGCGCGTCAGGCTTCCAGCCGTTGGCCGCGAACAGCCGTGGGATGGCGTGCCGGTTGAAGGTGTCCGCCACCGAGAGGGCTATCGCGTTCAGCGCCTCACGGAAGATGCCGGTCTTGTCCACGTGCAGGTTGTAGGTGCCGGTCGAGCCCTGGTGGCCGACCATGATGAAGTCGGCCAGCACCGTCATCAGCTGGCGCTGCTCGTAGCGCTCGATCAGCTTGTTGGTGTCGAACTGGCGCGAGCCACCGCCACCGAGCAGCTCGAACTCGAACAGCGGCTTGCCGGACTCAGGGTCGTAGGCGGCCGGGAAGACCATCCCCTCCTGCTCGTTGCGCCGGATCGAGCGGACCATCTTCTTCATCGAGGCGACCATCTTGGCCTGCTCGGTGGCCGCACCGGCGCGCAGGTAGTCCGCGGGCACGGTCACCTTCGGCAGCCCGGCCAGGTCCCGCTCGACCCCGATGGACTCAAACTCCTCCAGGCGCTTCTTGTAGTACCAGGGCCGGTAGGAGCCGCGCAGCATCGAGCGGCCCTCGGGGTTGTTCTTGTGGTGGCCGACCCGGAACAGCAGCGAACGGTCGATCGGCAGCATCCTGGTCTTGTAGTCCGGCGGGGCCAGCTGCACCATCGCCTGGACGGAGCCCTGCTCGTCAAAGACCCAGCGCTGCATCGTCTCTTGGGCCCGGATCGGCATCTTGCGCCAGCCGATCAGCCCGTCGGAGTACTTGGACCGTTTGGCGCCGTCCTTCTGCCACGGCCCCTGCCGGCGCTTGTAGACGATCTCGTGCCAGGACCAGCCGTACTGGATGCAGGTCAGCACCTCAGAGATGGTGCCCTGCCAGGAGTTGGACATGTCGTCCATGCAGGTCTCGACCAGCTTGGCCGCGGCGGTGTCCGCCCGGGACTTGCCGCCGGGGACCACCGGCCAGTCGATGCCACGCAGCAGCTGGGTGATGGAGAACAGCAGCGCGGAGGTGATCGGGTCGTTGTCGCCCATCTCCCGGTACACCTGGACGGCCTTGCGGCCGCGCAGCTGGGGCAGGAACTCCTCGTCGATGTACCCGGCCGACCTCTTCAGGCCGGTGGTGCCGAGCTCGTCGAACATCCCGCCGCTGGCTAGCTGCTTGACCTCGTCCATTGCCTGCCGGTCTGACATCTCCGACGGGGTGGTGTATCTCGTGCCGACCACGATTCTCCTTCGATTGTCATACCTTCGGCGATCGTCTCACCCAAGAGGCTGGCAACCGTGGAGGCGCTAACCGACAGGCTGGGAGGCCGGAACCTCGGCGTTCTTGGCCAGGAAGACACCGACCGTGGTGGCGATGCCGATCGCGCCCAGCACGAACGGCAGCACGTTGTCCGGGATGAACGGCAGCACCGCGGTCAGGAACCCGGCGGTGAACCCGGCTGCGGTGATCACGGACTTCTTGATCTGGGCGAGGGTGTAGCCGAAGATCGTCATTTGGTTCCAATCGAGACGCCGTTGAGCAGGTAGGCCACGGTCAGGAAGGCCAGGCCCAAAGCGGTGAAGTTGACCGCGACGTTCTTGATCAGGGCGAATGCGGCAACCACGAAGCAGACCAGTGCCAGGATCACCAGGACCAGAGTCAGTGTGCTCATTGCGCGTAGTTCCAGACCGTCGGAGCGGTGGTGGAGCCGTGGGTCAGGTTGTGCCCGGAGGCATCCCTTCGGTCCACGTGTCGCACCTTGTGGGTGGAGGCTGAGCGGCCGATCCCGGAGAACGCGTGAAGGCCGGCGACCGCGTCATCAGAGAGCAGGTAGGCCACGTCGGCGGCCGAGCCGAACATGTGCTGAGAGGAGG